CAGCGACCGAAAAATATATTCTTAAAACATCGCTTGCCAATGGCATCACCGATGACGAATTGCGTCCATCACTTGAACGTTTGATTCGAGCTACAAAGGACGTCAGTGAAGCTCAGCGATTGCAGACTCTTGCGCTTGATATTTCAGCGGGCAGTGGTAAATCACTCGAAGCCGTCTCAAATGCTCTTGGTAAAGCCTACGAAGGCAATACAGGGGCTTTGGCAAAGCTCGGCGTCGGACTTACTGCCGCACAGCTTAAAACGATGGACATGGATGGCGTCACCAAAGCTCTGGCAGATACTTTTGGCGGTCAAGCCGCTGCAAAAGCTGACACGTTTCAAGGCAAAATGGCGCGCCTTAGCGTTTCATTCAATGAAGCAAAAGAAACGGTCGGATCGTACGTACTCGATGCTTTGACGCCGTTGCTGGACACTTTTGTGAATAAAGGCGTACCAGCGATCCAGAATTTTGCTGATGGAATTGGCAAATCACTCGCACCAGTCGTGACCAGCCTTTTCAAGATTTTCAAAGATGATCTGTTGCCGATCTTGACAACATGGTGGAAATTCTTTTATGAGGAAATCGTGCCAGCGATCAGTTCGATCGTTAAGCCGATCCTCGAGGGATTGTCATCGGCTTTTGATACGATCAAAAAGTCAATCTCTGACAACTCAGAGGAATTGAAGCCATTCATTGCATTTTTGAAGTCGCTTTGGACATTCATCAAAAACGATCTTGCGCCATTGATGGGCGGTGCTTTCAAGCTGGCACTAAACGCCGTGGCTTTGGTCGTTTCTGGTCTAGTTACAGGATTTTCAAAGCTAGTCGGTTTTATCGATAGCACAGTCACAAAAATCAAATCTTTCGTCAAATTGGTAACAGATAATCCAATCACTCGATTTTTCTTTGGCGATTCAAATGACAAATCATTGAAGGCATCAGTCAGCTTTGACGCGACAGCGACGACCGATACTGGATCAACGACCATGACTGATTCTGGATTCCAGACAGCACCATCTGGCGCGGCTTTCAATCCTGGGGCTGATCCATATACTTTCACTGGCGCGCCACTGTCTGCGTATTCACCAGCAATGCAAGCGGCGATTTTACGTCGTGAGCAATTAAAGGCTGAGACCGAGAGATTGCGTGCAGCGCGTGAAGCTGCTGCGGCTGCTCGGGAATCTGCCACTGGTGGTCAATCAACAGCTGAACGCATCACGATCAACGTCAATGGGGCAATCGATCCAGAAGGTACAGCGCGCACAATCGTGGAAACGATGAACAACAGCTACTACCGAGGCGGGGGCGGTGGAGCTGATTCACTGATTGCCGTATGACGCTCTGGAATCCAATCTGGCGAGTCACGATCGATGGCGTAGTTTTCACCAATTACGCGCTTGCCAATATGACGATCACATCGGGTCGCGTCAATATTTACGAGCAAGCAAACGCAGGGTACGTCAATATTCAGCTGATCAATCTTGATCAAAGCAACGTCGATCTCAATATCAATGATTCAGTCACCATCGAATTGCAAGATTCAGCAGCTTCATTTGTGCCGATCTTTGGTGGCACGATTGTTGATTTTGAAATTTCAGTCACGGCAACTGGATCGGTCGGAATCAATCAAACTGTGTCAATCATCGCTCTTGGGGCTTTGTCTCGACTTCCAAGAGCATTGACTGAAGGTGCTTTGGCATCAGCTCACGACGGCACACAAATCGCCGTCATTCTAGAGGATTTGCTTTTGAATAACTGGAGCGAAGTACCAGCCGCACTGACATGGGCAACCTATGATCCGACAGAGACTTGGGCAAATGCTCAGAATGTCGGACTCGGCGAAATCGATCAGCCAGGCAATTACGATCTTGCTGCTCGAACCTCAAACATTACGGACGTTTATTCACTGGTTTCAGCTCTTGCCACATCTGGTCTCGGTTATATTTACGAGGACGGATACGGTCGAATTTCATATGCAGATTCAACGCATCGAAGCGTTTATTTAGCGACGAATGGATACACCGACGTCTCAGCTGCGCAAGCTCTTTCAAATGGAATGTCAGTGGCGACACGAGCAGGCGACGTCCGAAATGTCATTTCACTCAATTACGGATCAAATTCGTCAAGCAATGTGGTCGATTCTGATCCAGCATCGGTGGCTTTGTATGGACGACTCTCACAAATCATCAGCACGACTTTGAAAAATCAAACTGATGCCCAAGCGCAAGCCGCGTTTTATTTGAGCCTGCGAGCATATCCGCAAGCTAATTTTTCACAGATTACTTTTGAGCTGACAAATCCAGAACTTGACAATGCAGATCGAGATTCGCTCATAAATATATTCATGGGCTTGCCGCTGCGAATTTCAGACTTGCCACTAAATATGACGGCTGGTACTTATCTGGGTTTCGTTGAAGGCTGGACGTGGAAAGCCGCGTACAATTCGATTTCGGTGACAATCTTGCTTTCGCCGCTTGCTTACAGCTTGCAGGCTTTGCGATGGGAGCAGGTATCGTCACTGGAAAAGTGGAATACCATCACACCGACTCTTGACTGGGCAGATGCCCTTGTCGTGGCATAAGGAGAACAAATGAGCAATCCGACGAGCAACTTCGGCTGGCAGATGCCAACGCCGACCGATTTGGTAACGGATTTACCAGCTGATTTTGAAGTCTTTGGTCAAGCGGTGGATACATCGATGGCTGATCTTAAAGGCGGCACAACGGGACAAATCTTGTCCAAGAATTCAAATACCGACATGGATTTCATTTGGATCGCAAATGATCAAGGTGATATCACTGGCGTCACAGCTACATCACCACTGACTGGTGGCGGCACATCTGGTGCAATTACCGTCGGAATTCAAGCTGCATCGACGAGCCAATCTGGTGCGGTTCAACTGACAGATTCGACATCCAGCACATCGACGACGACAGCTGCAACACCAAACAGCGTGAAATCATCATATGACTTGGCAAACGCAGCAATTCCAAAATCAACCGTCACGACAAATGGCGATCTGATTTATGGCACGGGATCATCAACCGTAACGCGATTGGGAATTGGATCATCTGGTCAGGTGCTCAGCGTTTCAGGTGGTGTCCCAGCTTGGGCAACACCATCGGGCGGATCATCAAACGTTGCTGGAAAAAATGTGATCTTGAATTCAAATTTTTCTGTTTGGCAACGCGGGACGACTTTTACAATTCCAAGCGGTGTCCCGACTTACTTTGCAGACAGATTCCAAATTACTCGATCAGCAACAGGATGCACAGGATCTCGTCAAGCTACTTCTGACAGCACAAATCTTCCATTCGTCCAATATTGTGCCCGTATCGCACGCGATAGCGGAAATTCAGCAACGACAGCAATCTATCTGACTTATAGCATGGATACTGTCAATGCTGTGCAATTAGCTGGAAAAACAATTACTCTTTCATACTATGCACGCCGCGGAGCAAATTATTCAGCCACAAGTAACGCTTTGGGTCTTTATATTGCAACAGGTACGGGCACAGATCAAAATGTAAATGGTGGCTATACAGGAAGCGCGACGGTTTCAACATCTGCAACTTTGACAACAACATGGCAGCGATTTACCTATTCGATGACTGTGCCATCCACGACGACAGAATTGGGCTTCTATTTTGAATACAACCCGACTGGCACAGCTGGAGCGGCTGATTATTTTGAAATAACTGGAGTTCAAATGGAAATCGCGTCATCGGCTTCGGTATATTCTCCAAATGCTGCGACATACCAAGCTGAATTAGCAGCTTGTCAGCGTTACTATCAACGCAAAAATGCTGGACAGGCTTACACACGTTTTGCTATTGGTCAAAATGTTTCAGCAACTCAAGCAGGCTTTGTTATTCCTTTTGGTACTCAAATGAGAACCACGCCGTCTTTTGCTTGTTCGAGCGGTGATTGGGATACAGTAGAAGGAACTTCAAGTCGAGGCACAAATGCGCCAACACTTTCAAGCGACGGAAGTGGTCTTGATAGTGCTTTTATTTATACAGCAATAACAAGTGGCACAACAGGTTATGCAGTCCAATTAAGAAGTCGTGGAGTCACTACTACATGGCTTGAGTTTAGTGCGGAGTTATAATGAAAACTACTTACGAGGAAATTAAAGACGAATTTGGCAGCGTTATCAAATGCGTCAAAGAAGATGGTTCAATTTTATGGATTCCAATGGATACAAACAATTCGGACTATCAACGTTATCTCAACCCAGACGTAAAACAATTCACACCGATTGTCTTCAATGAGCCAGCTGCGGTCACAGAATAATTGGATCGCAAGCTCTGATCAATCGGAGATCGGAATTCAAAGCTTCGTGATTGGGGACACGGGGGTCAAGGTGCGATGTGCAAAAGCCGTCGCACCCTTGATCGTTGCCTTTTGCAAAGACTTCCATGATTTGATCGAGCCAATCAATAAAGGCAAACTCGATGATTGGGGTTATTGCTTCCGCAATGTCCGAGGATCAAATGACAAGCTTTCAAATCACAGCTCTGGCACGGCAGTCGATCTCAATGCTGTCGATCATCCGCTGGGCAAATCTGGGACATTCCCAAACGAAAAAGTCCCGATGATTCGTGCATTGGCTAAAAAGTACGGAATGATTTGGGGCGGTGATTTCAGATCGCGTCCAGATGAGATGCATTTTGAAATCGCCGTAACGCCAGCGAAAGCCGCTGCGTTGATCGAAAGCTTAGGACTAGGAGAAAAGCAATGAAAGACTTCAAAGCTCTTGCAGCTTCATGGCTGCGCTCATTTCTAGCAGCTTCACTTGCCGTGTTTATGGCGGGTGTTACCGATCCAAAGACTATTGCCTACGCTGGAGCAGCTGCCGTTGCGCCAGTGATATTGCGATGGCTTAACCCTAAAGATAAGGATTTCGGCGTCAAATGACTGAGGCAATCACAGCGATCGGACTAATTGCAGCGACTACGGTTTCATCAATAGCAGCTATTTACGCAGCAAAATCAGAAAAAAACTCACGTCCAGTGAGCAATGGTTTTGCCGATGGAATTCGCAGCGATGTGCGTGAAATTCGATCGCTGATGATTGA